TTACGGCTTCTGGCCCAGTATCCTTCGGAAAAATCTATTCAACATTAAATGAAACACTCAGAAGAGGAGGGGTCTACAAAAATGGCGCTGTGGTTTTGCATATGGACCTCAATCATAGCGATATCCTCGAGTTTATTACTACTCCCAGATCCGAACTCCCATGGGTCAAAAGATGTGTTGATATTAAGACCGAATGGTGGCAAAACTGTGATAATAAGACAGTAGACGCCTTATTACATGGTATTAGGTCAGGTGATATCTGGCTAAATAAAGTAAAATACGACAACAACGGAGAACGAATTTATGGCAACGTCTGTCTTGAGGTTTACCTGCCCTCACGAGGAACTTGCTTGTTACAGCATGTCAATTTATCTGCCTGTAGTACAGGAAACCTCGAGCAAGCTTTCGCTGAAGGTATGTCCCAATTGTGCGAGCTCCATGGTAGGACAGGTGTTGGAGCAACTGGAGAATACTTGCCAGCTACTGACGACAGGCAAGTCGGCCTCGGAGTACTTGGGCTCGCAAACTTCCTCAGAAGGCACGGGGTAACATATAAAGAGTTTGGAGATGCTTTAGAAGCAGTTAATAATAAGGTTCAAAAAGAAGTTATAGCATTTGATCCACTTAATATTGCTAATGCTTTTAAAGCAGGTATAGAAAAAGCAGCACAAATAGCAAGAGAGAATAAAATGGTACGTGCTTTTGCTATAGCACCTACTGCCTCTTGTTCATATAAAAGTAAAGATTTGGATGGCTTTACAGCTACGCCAGAAATAGCACCACCTATATCTAATTGGGTGGAGAGAGACTCTGGTACCTTTGGTGTACAGAGGTATAAATATGGCGATGTAGAAATTGCCAGTGAAGTTGGTTGGGATGCTTACAAGAAAGTGGCAGATCAACTGATGATCATGTATGATAATACGGGACTTCTTCACGGCTATTCGTTTAATAGCTGGAGCGATGTCGTTACTTACGACCGTGAATTCGTGGAAGAGTGGTTGCTATCCCCGCAAACCTCCCTTTACTACAGTCTGCAAGTCATGGGAGACACACAAGATAAGACCGATGCGTATGCAGCATTAGATCAAGGTGAGGTCGAGGATTACTTGCAGGACCTCTTATCTGAAAAACCAGATGAGGCACAGATAACCTGCGATTGTCAAGAGTAATGAGAAAACATCCTTACGATAAATTATTAGAAAGAAAAAGAAAATGGACACCAGTCCAAGGAACCAAGGGCACGTTTCGTGATGGATCAGAAGAAACCATCAAGCGTGCTCTGGCAATACGCCATATGGAGTTGCCTGTTGGAAAATTTATTTCTGAAGGCCTTGAAAAAGAGGTACCAGATAACGCCCGCAAACTCCTTGAATCAAATGTTAAAGATGAAATAAAGCATGATATTGCTTTACAGTACATAGTAAACGCTGTAGGTGCAGATGAAAATGCAGAAAAAGAAGCCCTATTATTAAGAGATGCCTGGATTGAACACCCTGATCATACACTTACCAAAGCTCTGGTCACAGAACGGGCCATCTTCTTCGTTCTACTCCCTTTGTTTAGGTTTAATGGGGATGCTGCTCTTCGTACAGTATCTGCCGATATCAGCCGGGACGAGCAGATCCATGTCGGAGCAAATACTCTTGTATGTCATGAGTTGGGTCTATCTCCTTCTCCTTCTTTGGATAAACTTAGGAAGGCCACCATTAATTGGATTGTTCAACCTCTAGGTATAAATACCGAGTGTAAATATTTGGACAAAAAATTCTGGCTAGATGCAAGCGATCGATTAATGTATGAAGGCAGAGCACCAGAATTAATCTCCACCAAAACGGCAAGAATGCCAGCATTTTTTGAACATGCAAATACAAACCTCCCGCAGTACGCTTGAACCAATCCTCGGGCCAAATCCTGAGTCACTTCTATTAGAAATGGAAGAAAGATTTCAAGCGGTCAACCCCCACCCTAAAGAAGAGTTGTCTAGCATTATGTATAAAGCTGGGCAACGTTCAGTTGTTGAATGGTACGAAGCTAGACTAAATGATGACGGCTAGCTTACACCTTGTACCAACTAAAGAAATAAAATATCTATGGCACCTTACTAAACCCTTAGTTGATAAGGTAGAAGCACAAGCCAATACTGAAATCGATATGAGCACATCAGATCATTTGTTATGTCTTTTGCGTGGTCATTCTCGTTTATTTATTGGGTTAGAGAAGGAATTCTCAGGCGACTTTAGATCCCTAGAATTAGGCGATGTAAAGTGTGTAGTAATCGTAGAAGAAACTGAATGTCCTAACGCTAAAGTATTACAAATACTTGTTTGGGCAACAGCTTCCTTACGTGACTATCAATTATGGTATGATCAGTTCGGTACTATAGAAGATTTTGGTAGAGAGTTATCTTGCATAGCTGTAGTAGCTTTAGCAAGACAAGGCTTAGCCAAAAAATTAACTCAGCTTAGCGGCTGGACTGTTGAATCAATACAAGTATCAAAAAATCTTTAGGAAAATGATTAGATTTAAAAGAAAGAAGAAGGCCAGTATGCCAAAATACACTGGACCTACTCCTGAACAAGCAGCCGCTGACGCAAGAGCAAAAGCTGCAGAAGAAGCTGCTAAAGTAGCAGAAGCTAACATGAAACTGATGGCAGACATGAATCAAAAACTAGCCGAAGCTAGTTCTAAGAGAGCACAACCTTACGCACCTAGTACTAAGATAAAAGCTATGATGGGTGATGTAGGTGGTGGTGTTGGAAGATCGAAGATGGACGCTAAACGTAGACGGACTGTCGATGCTTCTAAGCTACGTATTAAATTAAACCCAGGTGCAGCAGCCGCTGTATCAGGTGCTCCTGCTGGCGGTACAGCCGGTGCAGCAAACCCATAACACATAGATAAATGTACAACGCACGAGTAAGATACGATAAACTTACGAAACACCGTACACAATTTCTTGATGTAGCTGTTCAATGCTCTAAGATTACACTTCCTTATCTCATACAGAATGATGAGGGTCGTACATCACATATTAAATTAGATACACCTTGGCAATCAGTAGGTTCTAAGTGTGTCGTAACACTGGCAGCAAAATTAATGCTGGCATTGCTACCTCCACAGAGTACCTTCTTTAAGTTCCAAATAGATGATTCAAAGTTAGGTGAAGAGTTACCTGCAGAGGTAAGATCTGAACTTGACATTAGTTTATCTAAAATGGAACGTATGGTCATGGATTCTATTGCTGCATCCAGTGATAGAGTATCCATACACCAAGCCATTAAGCATCTAGTTGTAGGTGGTAACGCTCTTATATACATGGGCAAGGAAGGGATTAAGCATTATCCATTGAATAGATACGTCGTAGAACGAGACGGTAACGGTAATATTATCGAGATTGTAACCAAGGAAATCATTAATCGTAACCTCTTACCTGAAGTACTTCGAGAATTAGAATCAGTACCTAATAGTCCTGGCGACGTAGGTGGTGGTATCGGTTCGAGAAACGAGGAAGATGTAGACGTTTACACTTGTGTTAAACTCAAAGGAAACAAATGGGTATGGCATCAAGAAGCATTTGATAAGCTCATACCAGGATCGCAGGGTAAAGCGCCTAAGGACGCTAGCCCATGGTTGGTACTAAGATTCAACACCGTTGACGGTGAAAACTACGGACGTGGAAGAGTCGAAGAGTTCTTAGGAGACTTCAACTCACTTGAAGCACTCTCTCAGGCACTCGTAGAAGGCTCTGCAGCAGCCGCAAAAGTAATCTTTACTGTATCACCTTCAAGCACAACTAAACCTCAGACAATCGCAGCAGCAGGCAACGGAGCAATCGTTCAAGGACGACCAGATGACATCGGTGTTATCCAAGTTGGCAAAGGTAATGACTTTGCAACAGCTGCTCAGCTAATGCAACAATTAGAGAGGAGGTTACTTGAAGCACACTTAGTTATGAATCCCCGTAATGCGGAGAGAGTAACAGCAGAAGAGGTACGCCTCACACAACTTGAATTAGAACAACAATTGGGTGGGTTATTCTCACTACTAACAGTTGAGTTCTTAGTACCATATTTAAATAGGAAGCTACTCACACTACAAAGGAGTGGAGAGCTACCACGTATACCTAAAGACATTGTTAAACCTACTATTGTAGCAGGGATAAATGCTTTAGGTAGAGGACAGGATAGAGAAAGCCTGACTCAATTCATGATGACAATTGCTCAAACACTTGGGCCAGAAGCTATGATGCAACACATCAGTGCTGATGAAGTCATCAAACGATTAGCAGCAGCTCAAGGTATTGACGTATTGAATCTTGTTAAGTCCATGGAAGAAAGGACACAAGAAGCAGAGCAGCAACAACAGGCTGCGCAAGACTTAGAAATGACTAAGCAAACAGGTCAACTTCTCAGCGCACCACTAGCTGATCCATCTAAAAACCCTAACGCGGAGGAACTCGTAGCAAATGTCGCCGGTCAAGCAGACGCCTAGTAAACCTAAAAGAGTAGCTGCAAAAAGAAAGCAGCCTCCAAAAAAAGTTGAAAAAAAATTTGAAGAAAACGAAGTAGCAAAACCCACCTCTTTCGATACCAATAAGTTTAAGTATGCTCAGGAAACTAAGATAGGAGAGCCTACTATTCACCCACCTGGTGGTGTTGTAACATCAGTTGGTCTCGGAGGGCTAGAAACTAAGACTAATTATGGCAATTAATTTAACATATGATCCTAGTAATGATCCAGCAACTATGGAAGCGGAGGATCAAAGAGACTCAGAGTCACTTGAGATAGGTGAACAGCTAGCGGAACAAGAAGACCAATTGCTAGCTGGTAAATATAAAGATGCAGAAGAACTAGAGAAAGCTTACATAGAATTACAACAGAAGTTAGGTTCTAATGAAGATACAACTGAAGAGGGAGAGGCTGCTACTGAAACAGTAGATGAAGTCTCAGAACCTGAAGATCTTGATCTTGAAAATCTTTTCCCAGATGACAATGAAGCACAGAGAGTATTCAATGTAGCTGCAGAGTTGTCTGAGAATGGTGAGGTAAGTAAAGAAACTATGGCAGCTATCGGTGAGATGAGCGGGCAGGAAGTAATCGATGCTTACTCACGTATAGCTGCTGCAGGGTTAGAACCTGAACAAGGTGGGGATCAGGACTCCGAAGGTGCAACAACATCACCTCTTACTAATGAAGATATAGATTCTATTCAGGCTGCAGTAGGTGGTGAAGATGCTTATACACGTATGACTCAGTGGGCTGGTGAGAATTTCACACCACAAGAGATACAAGCATATGAT